ATCTTAATCTAGCATTTTCTACAGATAGATTAGCTAACTGTTCTTGTGCTGCAATTTGTGCATCTACGTTTTGAGATTCAATAGCATTTCTTAAAGCTAATTTAGCTGCTGCTAAACTAGTTGTAACTCTGCTTTCAAATTCAGAAACATAAGATTTATCTAATTTAGACAATCTATTTTCTGCTTGATTTTTTTGCTGTGTAACTGATTGAGCGTATGTAACAGCTTCTTCTCTCTGTCTTTCCGCTTCTCTCATTTTACGAGTTAGTTTAGCAATACGTTTTTGAACGCCTTCACTGTAATCTTTTAACTCATCTTTTTCTTCTTTTTTAGTTTCAAGAGGTTCAGTTTTAGTTTCTTCAATTATCTCTTCAACTTCAATGTCTTCTTTTATTTCTTCTTGTTTTACCGCATCGCCTTTTTCATCAAAATTAATATCTGCGCCGACTGTTTCGCCTACGTCAATTAACTCTTCTGATGCTCTTATATCTTCTGGCATAGTTTTTCCTATGTTGTTAAATTAAATGAAGAACAGATTCAGGATCTTTAACAGTTCCCAAAACTTCATCATCGTTAAGTATTCTCACTTCACCACCTTCAATTGGTAATCTCGAACCCGCATAGCGAGCAAAAATAACCCAATCTCCTTTTTTACACCAAGGCTCTCCAAACTTATCTTTATCCTTGTATGCTAAATCTCCCATCTTTAGAACATAACCACAGGTTGTAGCTATTCTTGCTTTGTCTAATGATTCTTGAGAAAATATAATTCCACCCGCTGATTTATTTTTTGGGGTGAAAGGTAAAACTAAAAGTCTATATCCAGATGGAGTTGGTAACTCATCAACCGTTTCACTTCCAATATTTTCTGGAGTTAAGGGTTCCTGTTCTGGGGCTAAATTTTTATTCTCTTCTTCGTATTTGTCTTGAAGACCGAATTTAATCTTCGGCGCTTCCTTTTTTAATGTCGATAACGTTTCCTTGCTCATTTTTTTGCTCCTTTGGATTTAGCAGGTTAGAGATATCCTGTAATGTTAATTGTATTCCGTGTGCTTGTCCTACTAGATAGCGGTATTTTTCCATTGTGTCAACCCCTCCAGCTAAAAGAACATCGCCTATATCTTGTAGTCTTTGTTGTAACGCTTTTTGTGTTTTGCTTACTATTACTATTTCGTCCATTCTCTTCTCCTATTTTTTTGCTATTTTATCTTTATTGGGTCCTTTTTTTATCACATAATTTTGAGTTCCGCTAGCCCCTGTTTCTACTTCTTTTTTCAAGTATCTAAATAAACTCATCTGTTTTATCTTTTTGTAATTTTCTTTTAAAAAAGCTTCAATAGCTTTAGTATCTCTCATTAACAGTTCCACGCTCTTAATGATTTATTAATTCTTGAATTAGGATCTCTTGCTGTTTTAGCAGAAGTAAGTTTTTTTTTCATTCCACCCATTCTTGCACAAAACGAAGCTCTTCTTTTATTGCCTACTACTTTGCTAGGTGCTTTTAAAGTACCTTTTGTATAACTTGCTCTACCTTTAGCATTCAATCCACCTGATTTAGCTTTGCCTTCTTTTCTTTGCCATGCGGCAGTTTTAGGCATTAATTTTACCACATAGTTTACATCTCATGGGTTGATGTTTTCTCATCATGTCATCAGGACACAAACATCTTTTACCAAAGATTTTATCTACAAGTTTAGTAAATATAGTTCTACCAATTTCTATTGGCCAACTAATAAATGATTTTAGTTTTTCCATTATTATTTTCTTTTTATAAGATCTGTTGCTTTAAGTCCATAGACGGATGCAATAACTCCTACAAAAATTGTTTGATACCAAAAAGGTAAATTTCCAAAGTGAAAAAAGAATAACTCCATTTTCTCCATATGTACAGGATTATCTGACCATACAGAATAGCCTAACATTACTATAGGGATTGAAAGTAAAACCAAAATAAATTCGTCTTTCCAGTCTGATTGTCTAGCTTCTAGTAATTTTCCTGAATACTCTAATTCTCCAGTACTCATTTTTTGAGCATGTTTCATAGCAGCATCTGACATAAGCATTTTTGTCTGTTGCTTATTTTTGTAAATGTGACTTCCTGCAGAAACGGCTAATTTAATTGCCGATAACCACATATTAATACCAGGTAGCTTTTACAGGTTTCTTGTCAGCTCTCATTCTTTTAGTTCCTTTAACAGTCACAGTCTGTGATTCAGTATCACTAGTCATTTCAATAGTTTTACCGCCTGTTTGATAACCATCATGACCACAACCAAGTTCTTTTTCAATCTTGACGTCGTCATTCATAAATTTAGAGCCTCTTTGCCAATCTTTATCCATATTTATCTCCTTTTAGATTATTATACTTAATTTTTCTTAAAATTCCTACCAAAATCTTGTCTTTTACTTTGATTTGACATTGTTTGTTTAGTAAGTGAAACCCCCGCACGTAATTCAGCTAAATCTTCGTTCTGTTCTAGCTTTTCATCGTGTTGTTGGTCATTCATCATAGCTTTCATTGTGTCTAAATCAAGTCTTGATTCTCTATTCATAGCTTGTTCTTGATCATTTTTAGCTTTTATGTCTAATTCTCTTGATTTTAGTTTAAGTAATGGATCACCACCTACTTCGCTACTAATTTTGTCTTCTTCTTTAGCATAGTCCATTGTCATTTCCGCGATTAGAACTGCTTTTCTAGATTCCATCATAGAAGTTAGTTGTTGAACCCTTTGTGAAGCTTGCATTGCTTGTGGATTTTGCTGCATCATTTGTGGATTTTGCATCATGGGTCCTAATTGTTGTTGGATCATTTGTAATTCTTTCATTTCTTCAACATATTCTAATTGAATTTGTTCTTGAGCCATTAAACTAATATGTTCTAATATATTTTTCTGTAAAGCCATCATAGCCATTGGATTATTTTGTACCATAGAGATTGACATGAAACTTAAGTGAGCATCAATATGTGCTTTGTGGTCTTGACCTGGATACGCTTGAAAAGGTTTACCACTAATTGATAAAATATGTTCTAAACTTGGATCCATTGGTGTAGGTGTTTCAGGAGGAGGTAAAATTGCATTTACATTTTTTACACCAATTGCATCATACATAGATCTATAAGCTTGATATAAATTATGTAGTTTAGGATTAGATTGCGCTAATTGTAATTGAGTTTGTGCCATCGAAATTCTTTGTGTTTGAGAAAAAATATTAGGATCAGCAACAGGTAAGATATCTACCTTGTCATCAAAGTCTGCTACTTTAACATTTCTCGATGCACCGGGTACGTCATAAGGATATTCTGCAGGTAAGTAACTTTTAAATACTCCCGCTAATAATCTAAATTCATTTTTTAAACCTACATATAATCTTTTATGAATAGCTGACATAACTCTAGATCCACGCTCCAATAACGCAACCGTTGTACCAACAGCCGCGGCTTGATTCATATCGCCTACTTGTGCATCTGCGATGCTCGCGAATCGTTGTGCTCCTGAAACTACTACTCCCATTAATTGAAGTAAAGTTTGGTCTGGTCCTTTAAAAGGGAGTTGCATGAACTGATCTTTAATATTTCCACCTGGTACATCTACATCTCTAAATTCTCCAGGTTGTAAAGGTTGTGCATCATCTCTCATTCTAACACCTCTAGTTTTAAAACCAGCAGGTAAGTTAGCTAAAGTTCCGGCATCTAATAATTGTCTTAAAGCAACTGTTGCTGTACGTGACAAACCACCAATCATGTGAATTAATCCTAAACCATAAAAACCTAAACCAGGTAAAAATTTAAAGTGTACAAAATAATCTTTTTTCTTTTTTAAAGGATCTTGTTCGCCGTAGTTTCTTCTTATAGATAAAACTTTTGAGTTTGCTTCATCAATTGTAATTATATAAGGTAATTTAATTCCAGTGGGCTCACCATCTTCAGGATCTACATCTTCGTGTCCTTCCAAATCTACATCAACATGCATTTCTAAAATTGTATACATGTCTTCTTGGCCGTTTTGTTGAATGCCTTCTAATTCTAATTCTTTTTGTTTTAATTTATCTTCTTGTACAGGAGGTTCTCCTAAATCAATGTCTTTATAGAAACCATTAATTTGTTGTTTTCGTAAATCATTGGGTGACATACGAATAACATGAATTACAGCTTCCGCATCTTCTAATGAAGTAGCAGAATAAGGTACTACTAAATCTTCAGCAGGAATAAATTTAGATACTGCTCTACCTAATAAATCATCATAATAAACTTTTTTAAACGTTGAACCCGACAATGGTAAATAGAATAACATTTGATCAAATTCAGGTTCATACTCTTTCATCTGATCCATGATTTGATAATTCATAAAATCTTTAACACGTTTTGATTGTTCTTCTTTAGCAACACTCGCATCTCCCATGATTTGAGTTCTAACTGGACCATCCGCGGGCAACAGTTCTTTATAAGCTTGTGCTTGAAATTGTGTAACGGCTTCTGCAAGAACTGGGTGAGTTACTGAACTTGCTCCTCTAAAGGGTTCTGTTTTAGTTACGTATTTAAATCCTAAAAGATTTAAACCTTCTCTATAACTGTCTGCCCATTCTTGTCTTGATTGTTTATAATTAGTATACTTTTCCATTAACTCGGATGCCAATGGATCTAAAACGTTGTCTTCTAAAAAGTCTGCTAAATTTTCAAAGTGGTCTTCGCCACCTTCTGGATTAACTTGTGATGGATCAAAATTAACGGTTGCTCCACCATCATCATTCATTTCAATTTCAGGTTCTCCGGCCTGTTGTCTTTCAATAATCTCTTGTTGCTCTTCAACAATTACTTCTTCACCAGGAATTTCAATTTCTGTTTTTGTATTGGGTAATGATTTATCTATTGTAGCCATGAGCTATTCTATACCTTCTCTGTTATTGATTTAACACCTTCTTCGACAGAAGTACTATCAGGTGTTTGTTTAACTGTCAAACTTTCAATTACTTCATTGAGCATTTGAGGATCTTGTTTTTTAGGTTCATCTAAAGGCATTGGGTTTTCAGCAGCCCATTCCAATAGTTCAGCTTGGGTTACTTTTTCATCATTTGCCGTATTTACAAATGCACCTATGATTTCGTTGTATTTAATATCCATTATCTTTTTCTCCTAAACATTGTAGCTAGACCAGTTGGTACAAATCCACCTTTTTTTCCATGTAATGAGTAACCTCTTTCGGAACTAGCTTGATTACTTTTACCTGTTGGGTTGGCCGATGTATCTGGACCACTTACAGAAAAATCTCTACCATCTCTTTGTTGTTGAGCTGAATATTCATTTGCTAATCTGTTTGAAATCCTATTTGCTTCTGCTCTATTTGCTGCTGCGGCTTCTTCTGCTGCGGCTTGAGCAACTTGTGCTTCAGCTTTTTTATCTGCTCTATAATTTTTAAATTTATTTGCTGCTTTTAAAGCTAAATTTAATGGAGTTGGTATATTTCCAAGCATTCTTTGTAAACCAAAAATTCCTTCTTTAAGTGAAAGACCAAAACTTAAATCATCACTATCAACTGTTCCTTCACCAATGTCTTCTATATTAAAATTTCCACTTACTGTTGATCCTGGTCCTTTGTATCCTAAACCTGGTCTAGCTGCAGTAATTCCACCCTTGTCATTGCCTCCATTATTAATAATATTACGAGGAGATACTACAGGTATATCTGGTGTTGAATCCGGTGGTGTAGTATTAGGATCATAGTAACCCAACATTGCTAATTGACCTTGAATAGTTACATCATCATGTCCACCTCGTTTCATAGAGTTATAAACATTCATACCTTGTGCATCTAATGTATCCCACCAATTAGAATTGTTTTGTGAATTTGAATTTACTTGTGAAAGAATTTGTGGACTACTTGTTATAAGATTAGAAAGCATTCCTCCCATAGCATATCCTGCTCTTTTAGGTTGCATCATAGATGCAATTCCGCCGTCCGCGTATTTCTTTTTATATTTATTTGCAAACTTTTTCCAACCTGTATAACCTGATGGTTTGTAATTATCTTTTAGGTCCGGATTTGCCAAACCCAAGTCTTCAGCTTTTTTAATCATTCGTCCTCTTTTACTTGCGTAACCATCACTTGCATTTGGATCAGAATAATTTCCTGTTTCACTATTGGCAGTATCTGCCATTGCTTTACCTTTTTCTTTACCAGTTAATTTTGGTGTTTCTATTTCCCCAAGTTCTTCTTCACTAACTTCTTCATCACCTTCAGATGATTTATTTTTAAGAATATTAGCCAGACCTTGTTCGGGCATAATCATTGCGAAAATTTTTTGAGATTGTTCTGGATTGTCTTCTATGTATTCTTCAACTTTTTTTGAGAGTAAATCTAATCCTGCTGCAGATGCTACTGCATTAATAGTTATTCCTGCTGCTTCTGCAAAAGGTATTAGGATAGGTATTGCTAATGCTGGCATAGTTAATAATAAGTCCTGTTATGTGGCATTGAAACTTCGTCTTTTTCATCTTCAGGGTGACCAATAAAACCACCTTGACGAAATCGCATTACCGCTTGTGTTGTGCTATCCACCAAATCAT